ATGTTTTAAATATTGAATTTAATTTATGGCCTTGGGTTCGTCAAATGTGTAAGTATGGTGATTTTTTCTTAAAATTAGAAATAGCCGAAAAATATGGAGTATATAATGTTATACCACATACAGCGTATCATATTGAAAGACAAGAAGGACAAAACGTAGAAAACCCAGCTGAAGTAAGATTTAGGTATAACCCTGATGGTTTAGTAAGTCCAAGTTCGGGAATGTATAAAACACCTCACCAACAAGATAATTCTAATGGTATCTATTTTGAAAATTATGAAATGGCTCACTTTAGGTTAGTTGGTGATACTAATTATCTTCCTTATGGACGTTCATATATTGAACCAGCTAGAAAATTATTTAAACAATATACGTTAATGGAAGATGCAATGTTAATTCACAGAATTGCTCGTGCCCCTGAAAAACGTATATTCTATATGAATGTTGGTTCTATTCCTCCTAATGAAATAGATGCATTTATGCAGAAAACTATTTCGAATATGAAACGTACTCCACATATGGATAAAAATGGGGAGTATAATTTAAAATATAACATGCAAAACATGATGGAGGATTTTTATATCCCGATTCGTGGTAATGATCAAACAACAAAAATTGATACTACTCCTGGTTTAACTTATGATGGAATTCAAGACGTTGAATACTTAAGAGATAAATTATTTGCTGCTTTAAAAGTACCAAAAGCTTTCTTAGGATATGATGAAAATATAGAAGGTAAAGCAACATTAGCAGCTGAAGATATTAGATTTGCTCGTACCATTGAAAGATTACAACGAATCATGGTATCAGAATTAAACAAAATAGCACTAGTTCATTTATATTCTCAAGGGTATAGAGATGAAGCATTAACTAACTTTGAGTTATCAATGCAAACCCCATCAATTATATTTGAGCAAGAAAAAATTGAGTTAATGAAGTCTAAAACTGAATTAGCTACATCACTACTAGAAAAAAATCTACTCCCAACTGATTGGATATATGATAACATATTCCACCTGTCAGAAGATCAATATGATGAATATAGAGACTTAATTCGTCAGGATTCTAAACGCAAATTTAGAAATGCTCAGATTGAGGCAGAGGGTAATGACCCAGTAGAAACTGGTAAATCATATGGAACCCCTCATGATTTAGCATCATTATATGGTAAAGGAAGAATGACATCAGATCCTGCTAACGTACCTACGGGATACAATACAGATTCGGATTTAGGTCGTCCTAAAGATGGTATTACTAATTACGGAAAGCAAAATAATAATTTTGGTAAGGACCCATTAGGAACTAAACGTATGAAAGATACTGATAAAAACGATTCATCTAATAGTAGAACAGATACTAATAAATCAGGTTTAGCCTTAGAAAATGCTCAAGTAACTTTATTGAAAAATAAAGATATGTTTAAAAAAATGAATGAAAAGGTATTAATCTTTGAACAAGATAAAGATGATAGTACACTTTTAGATGAAAAACAATTAAAGGAGTAAAAAAACTCCAATATTTATAAATAAATATATTTTTTGATGAAAATAAAACACTCAAAGTACAAGAACACGGGCATCCTGTTTGAACTCTTGGTGCGTCAAATCACGGCAGACACATTAAAAGGGGGGGATTCCCCAGCTATTAATATATTAAAAGAATACTTTGTAAAGACTTCTTTAGGTCGTGAATATAAGTTATATGAGTCTGTGTTAAAATCTAACACTTTAAATGAAGGGAAAGCAAATATAGTAATTAGTACTATACTTGAATCTTCTAAAGGGTTTAATCGTACTACTTTAAAAAAACAAAAATATAATTTAATTAATGAAATCAAAAAACATTATGATTTAGATGTTTTCTTTGGTTCTAAAATTAAAAATTATAAAGAATTAGCAGCCTTGTATACCTTAATTGAAGGACATAATACAAAATCTAATAGTAACGTTGACCAAGTAATAGATAATAAAGTAACTATTTTAGAATATTTAACTAAACAAGAAATTAATTCAAAAGAAATTAAAGAAGACATCCTTAAAGAGTTTTCTACTTATGATAAAGATCTAAGAATACTTACTTATAAAGTTCTTCTAGAAAAATTTAATAGTAAATATGATAATTTATCTGTTGATCAAAAACAAATACTTAAAGAATTTATTAATTCTGTAGATTCAACCCCAAGTTTAAGAAATTTTTACAATTCAAAAATAATAGATTTAAAATCTATATTAAATGAATCATCTAAAAATATTAAAGATAAGGCTACTCAAATAAAAATTACTGAAGTAACTAAATTTTTAATTGAGTTAAAGAAAACAGATAAAGTTGGAGATAATAACTTAGTTGATTTATTGCGTTATTACCAATTAGTAAATGAAATACAAATAGCAAATGGCATATAAATATAAACTTAAAGAGATAGAGGTAGGTGATACTAAAGTTGCTGGAGGTGTAAAATCTATAGTTACAGATAAAGATCCTGTAACTGGTGCTATATCTTGGTCTATTGATTATGTTCCTAATTTATCTAAACTAGTTGAAGATTCTATGGAATTAGCATCTACAGCTAAAGGTGTATACCAAAAAGCTAAAGATGATAAAAAATTCTTAGACATATACGAACAAGCAAAACAATTAAGAAATGTAATTCGTACTCATGTTAGAAATAACTACCCTTCAGATTATAAAAAGGCAGTTAGAGAAGAAGAGATAGATGAAATGTCTACAACTGGTGGAGGAGCAGGTTCATCTACTTTTAATGCAGGTACTGGGATGCAATATGCAACTCCATACGCCTTTAAATTAAAAAAGAAAAAGAAGTAAAAAACTTTTAATATGTATAAGTATAAAATAAAAGAACAAGAAGAAAGCCCATCCCAATATCAAGACAACAGGATTAAGGCTTTTGATGACTTGGAATTTAGACTAGACAATATTAAAAAATTACTGCGTCAAGCAAAAATAGAAACTATAAAAGCATACAGAGACCAACCTAATACATTTGCAGTAATAAAACCTACAGATATAATAGGAGACTATATAAACGATATTGAAATTTTACTAAAATAAAAATAATGAAAAAATCAGAAAAACTATTTAAAGAATTAATTAATGAAAATTATATTGATCTTAAACCTATTAATAAAATAGAAGCTACACCAAAAACAACCTTTGAAAATAAATTTGCTGAATTTTTAGCTGAAGAAGCTAAAGTTGAAGAAAAAAAGGTTACTAAAGAAGTAGAAGAAGTTGCTGAACATAATTTTGATTATAAAGACACAAAAAATCTAGATAACCAAAATGGTCAAGAAGTAATGAATGGAGTTTACTTTGAAGCAAAACAAAACCCAGATAAATCTATTGAAGAAATTAAAGAAATAGTATCTAAAAACTTAGATAAAGATAGCCAATATTATTTAAAAAATGCAGCTTTTGGAATTAAAGGT